CTCAAATGCTGTACTACGCTAAACCTGCGCTATTGAGTGACACTAACGCTAGTAACGTATTCCTAGCGAACTGTCCTGATGCGTTGCTGTATGCGGCTCTAGGTGAGGCTGAACCGTATTTGATGAATGATGCGAGGTTGCAGACTTGGGCTTCCTTGTATTCTAGGGCGATTGAGGGAATCTCAACGACCGACCAAGCAAGTGAGTATTCTGGTCAACCAATGAGTATGTCTTATAACGTGAGGTGAAATCATGGCTGAAATGAGTAATTTCCTCGAAAATGCGCTAATCAACGCAACTTTGAGAAACACATCCTACACTAGCCCTGCTGCGGTTTATGTAGGTCTTTACACTAGCGATCCGGGTGAAGGCAATACTGGTACTGAGGTATCTGGTGGCTCCTATGCTCGTACTGCTGTGACGTTTGGTGCGCCTAGTAATGGTGTATCAACGAATAGCGCATCGGTTACTTTCCCGACTGCAACTGGTACATGGGGAACTGTGACACACATCGGTATTTTGGATGCTACTACTAGCGGGAATCTGCTGTATTACACAGCGTTAGATGCGTCTAAGTCGATTGCTTCTGGCGATGTGTTTACGATCTCGACTGGTAACCTTTCCGTTACTCTGGAGTAATTTATGCCTCTCATAATTGCTGACCGAGTTCGTGAAACGTCCACCACGACTGGCACAGGCACATTCACGCTGGACGGGGCTGTAACCGGTTTTCGGACTTTTAGTTCAGCAATAGGCGATACCAATACTTGCTACTACACAATCACGTTTGCGAATGATTGGGAAGTGGGTATTGGAACCGTAGGAACTGGAACACTAGCTCGTACTACGATCCTAAAATCCTCAAATAGCAACAATGCAGTTAATTGGGGTGTTGGGTCAAAAGATGTATTTGTGACGTATCCTGCTGACAAAGCGGTTACAAATCCTCAAGCATCTAGTTATGCTTGGTTTATGAGTTAAGAGGTCGCTATGAATTTCATACTTGATGCAACTACAAAATCACTTGTTGCAGTAATGTCCGGTGCGGCAGCTACAACAAACCCTGATTTTACGGCGGCCTATGCAGACAGTACGGGTGCGCTATTTACAGAGGGTGCTAACGATGGTGCATTTAACGGAACTAACCAAGTAACGCTAGTTTCTGCTCCTGCGGCATCAACTCGTCGTGTTATTAAGTCTCTAACCATTAAGAATAGAGATACTGCTGCTGTCACTATAACGATTAGCTACAACAATAACAGTACGCTAAGAAGTATTGCTAGAGTGACATTAGCTGTAGGTGATACTTGGACTACTGACGGTACGTTTGATACTAACGGTAATCTAAAGCAGTCAATGGGTACGGTTAATTTAGCTAGTCAGGTAACAGGAACATTGCCAGTTGGTAATGGTGGTACTGGTGCTACTACGTTGACTGGTGTTCTGAAGGGTAACGGCACATCGGCGTTTACAGCGGCTACGGCTGGTACTGACTATGTTGCTCCAAGCGGCGCATTAGGTACGCCAAGCTCTGGCACATTGTCTGGCTGTACGGTCGATGGCACAAATGAGGTCGGCTTCAAGAACATTCCTCAGAACTCGCAATCGACTGCATACACATTGGTGCTTGGTGACTCTGGTAAACACATCCTGCACCCTTCCGCTGACACGACTGCTCGCACCTTCACGATTCCAGCTAACAGCAGCGTGGCTTTCCCTGTAGGTACTGCGATCACTTTTGTCAATCAGAACGGCGCAGGAACGGTGACGATTGCAATCACGACTGACACGATCCGCTTGGCAGGCGCTGGCACAACTGGTTCTCGCACACTTGCAGCAAACGGTGTGGCTACCGCAATCAAGATCACCACTACTGAATGGATCATTTCTGGAACGGGCCTGACATGAGTGGAATACTTCAAGGAGTGCTTGCGAGCCTTGGCGGCGTTACTGATGTCACGGTTGATTTTCTTGTCATTGCTGGTGGCGGTGGCGGTGGAGGCGCTGCTGCTAACACCACGCCGGGAAGTGGTGGCGGTGCAGGTGGTTATCGAACCTCTAATGGAACTTCTGGCGCAAACTCTTCCGCTGAATCGCAGTTGACTCTTTCTTTGAATTCTGCCTACTCCATTAGAGTTGGCGCAGGTGGCAGCGCAGGAACGACAACCGCAGACCCAACACAAGGCAGTAACTCTGTTTTTGCAACCATTACATCAACAGGTGGTGGACAGGGAGATGGTGGCGCTACTGACGGTGCTGGTGGCAATGGTGGCTCTGGTGGTGGTGGTCGTGGCGTAGGAAATGCTGGCGGCAACGGAACGGCAAATCAAGGTTTAGGTGGCGGCGCTGGTGGTGACGGCAATTATCTTAGCGGTGGTGGCGGTGGAGCTAGTGCAGCCGGAGCTACGGCAGACGCAGGAGGCAATGGTGGTGCTGGCTTAACATCATCAACCATTTTTGGAACAGGCGTGGGGCGAGCTGGTGGCGGTGGTAGTGGAGCTTTTACCACTCGCGGAGCTGGTACTGCATCAAATGGCGGCGGCGCTGGAGGTAGTCCCGGAGCCGCAGGTACTGCTGGAACAGCAAACACAGGCGGTGGTGGTGGTGGTAGTGGTGCATCGGCGGGTAGCGGTAATTCAGGTGGAAATGGTGGGTCAGGAATTGTTGTGTTTAGGATTCCAGATGCTCGCTCGGCAACATTTAGTGCTGGCGTTACTCAAACTTCTAGTACAAGTGGTGGTTTTAAGGTGTTTACTGTTACCGCAACTTCAACGACCTCAGAAACGGTCACATTTAGCTGAGGAAAAACATGGCGCACTTTGCAAAACTGGATCAAAACAATGTTGTGGTGTTCGTCACCGTAGGGCGTGATGAAGATGACGAGGCAGAACTAACGGCGCGTACTGGCGATGTTTACAAACAGACGAGCTACAACACAATAGGTGGTGTTCATTTGCTTGGCGGCACACCATTTCGTAAGAATTTCGCAGGTATCGGCTACACCTACAACGCGATGCGCGATGCGTTCATACCGCCGCAGCCGTACCAAAGCTGGGTGCTGGATGAAGCGACCTGCCAATGGCAAGCGCCTGTGCCGTACCCGACCGACGGCGGCAAGTACTCATGGGATGAGTCTGCTCAGGTTTGGACAGTAGTTTCTGTGGAGAGCTAAATGCTTGGTTTTCTACCGTTATCGGCAGCGGCATTATCTAGCATAGCTACTGATGCAGTATCTAGTTCTGCTAGTGTTAGAGCGATAGCGGTAGTTACTGCTTCTGCTGGTCGCATTACTAGCGGTAATGCTTCTGTCTTAGGTCGTGCGGTAGTTACGGCAGACGGTGGAAGGCAGATAACGGGTGCTGGATCAATACTAGGTCGTTCTATAGTTACGGCTTCTGGTATTCGTACAGCGTTAGGTAATGCTTCTATTACAAGTAGAGCAATAGTTAATGCCAATGGAACTCTACAAGTATTTGCTAATGGGTCTATTTTAGGTAGATCAGTAGTTAGTGCTAATGGTGGCTATCTACAGTCTGGCATAGGCTCAATAACTGGTAGAGCAACGGTAACTGCTAACGGTGGTGCTGCTGCATTTGCTTCAGGTTCTATTACAGGTATTACAACTGTTACAGCGATTGCTAACAATGATGTTTTTGCTAGTGCAGGAATATTAGGTAAGGCTGACGTTAGAGCGATTGCTGGTGTTCAAAGGGCTAGTGCTGCTGGTTCTATTACTGGTCGGGCTGTAATTACTGCCACAGGCATGATTTACGGTGAAGAATGGATCAAAGTTTCTCCTGTGGGTGATACATGGCTACGACAAGAATAAACTTTGGTGAGTGGACACCAGACCAGCCGGGGATTTCTGGTGGTGTAACGGATGCCAAGAACTGTTATCCGGTAATGAACGGTTATGCGCCTATTCGTGATGTAGCTGATTACTCAGCTAATGCAGGTCAGTCGTTATTGTTAGCGTTTGCTGGTAAATACGCTGGTACTAACTCGCTATTTGCTGCTGGTGCTACTCAACTCTTTAAGTTTGATTCTAGCGATACGACACTTGATCCGTTAACGACTACGGGTTACACGGCTGTTTCCTCATGGGATGTGACTCAGTTCGGGTCAAAGATAATCGCAGCGAACGGCTTAGACAAGCTGCAATCGTTTGATTTATCTGGCGGTGCGTATTTCTATGGGCTAGATGATGCTAGGTTTACAGGGTCTATTTCAGGTACTACGCTGACTGTTTCCTCAATGGCTTACGGAAGTGTTGTAGTAGGCCAGACGATTAGCGGAACTGGTGTCACAGGTGGAACGACGATTACTGCTTATGGTACTGGTGTGGGTGGAGCTGGTACTTATACGGTCAGTTCTAGCCAGACGGTATCGAGTACGACGATCA